GACCTTATCGGCATGGTACTTGGCGGCGCGCTGTGACCCCGGACCCTCTCGACCCGTCCGAGCAGGCCGCATTCCGCGAACTTGACCAGTTGCGCCGATGCCCCGACAACTGCGTGTGTAGGCAGGACGACGCCATGACCACCCCCCTCGACCTGAACGACATCGAATAGTTTTGCCCATCGACTCACTGTGAATCACTGCCGAGATGCGGTGAAATGCAGTAGAATTAGAACCTACGAAAGAAGGCATTATGAGCCTGCAAGTATTCAATGAGCTTGAGCAGGGCACGGACGAGTGGCTTGCTGCGAGGTGCGGCATCGTTACCGCGTCCGTGGTCGGGCAGCTCATCACCCCGAAAACGATCAAGCCGGCAGTGAACGACACGTCACGCGGCCTCACGAACACGCTCGCGGCTGAACGCATTACCGACTACGTCGAGCCGGTCCAACCATCACGGGCCATGGAAAGAGGAAACCTTGACGAACCATTCGCCAGGGACGCATACGCCGAGCATAAGGGCTTGGCGGTAGACCAGATCGGATTCATGGTCCGACAGTTCGACGGCTTCAAGATCGGGTTTTCTCCGGATGGCCTTGTTGGCGACAACGGTCTGATCGAAATCAAGAGTCGCGCCCAGAAGACCCAGCTAAAGACCGTGCTGGCAGATGAAGTCCCCGCTGAGAACCTCGCGCAGATACAGTGCGGGCTCCTAGTATCCGGGCGCGACTGGTGCGATTACGTCAGCTACTCGGGCGGCATGAAGCTCTGGACCAAACGCGTCTACCCGGACACCGCATGGCACGAGGCAATCCTCGCCGCCGTCAAACAGTTCGAGGCAAATGCCGCCGAAGCAGTGAGCGCCTACCTCGCTGCCACCGCCGACATGCCAGACACCGAACGCATAGACCACTTCCCCGAGATGGAGATTTTCTGATGGATGAACGCTGGCTGCCGGTGGTTGGCTACGCGGGTGTCTATGAAGTCTCTGATCGCGGCAGGGTACGCAGCGTCGACAGGGTCACGTCTCATGGCAACAGTATTAGCGGAAGAGTCCTCAAGGAGCGCCGCCTACCTACCGGACGACCGCGGGTAACCCTGGCTTTCAACGGCACGACGGTTGACGCATACCCATACCGGCTTGTTCTAGAGGCTTTCGTTGGGCACTGCCCGCCCGGCATGGAAGCGCTGCACTGGGATGACGACTTCGACAACAACAACCTAAGCAATCTGCGGTGGGGAACTCGCACAGACAACATGCGGGACATGTCGCGCAATGGGGGCGGCAATGCCGGGGTAACTCACTGCCCATCAGGTCATCCGTACAGCATCGAGAACACCTACATCTACCCGGGCGAACGAAAGCACCGCGGCTGCCGTGAATGTGGACGGCGCCACTCCGAGGACAAGCGGCGCAAAGCTCAAGCCGCAAGAAAGGCAGCATAACAATGGACCTAGATATGACCGAGAGCCTGGCACCAAAGAGCGACCAGCTCGACGCCGTAGACCTGCTCGGCGGGCCGCGCACATTCACTATTGAGCGGGTCAGCAAGAACAACCCCGAACAGCCGTTCAACTTCCACCTCGAAGGCTTCCCCCGCGTGTGGCGTCCTGGCCTGTCGATGCGTCGGGTCATCGTCAAGGCATGGGGAGGCAAGGCTTCCGCCTATGTGGGCCAAAGCGTCACGCTCTACTGCGACCCATCCGTGGAGTTCGGCGGGTCGCAGGTTGGCGGGACGCGCATCAGCCACATGACGGGGATTGATAAGCCATTGAAGGTGCCGTTGCTCATCAAGCGCGGCAAATCCGCCATGTTCACCGTGCAGCCGTTGAAGGACGCCCCCGCACCGCAACAGGCCCCACCACAGACCGAGCCGTGGCGGGCGCAGTGGCAGGCGATCACGAACGCGCTAACCGATGCCGGGTACGACGGCGACAGCAAGCAGCTACTCGCCACGGCAGGGCAGGTCATCGGCGCCGAATGGGCCCACCCGAACAAGATCACCGCCGAGGATGCACAGAAGGTATTGGCCGCAGTACGCGAAGACAACCACCAGGAGGAAAAAGCATGAGCAAGATCATCCGACTCTCATCGACCAACTACAAGCGCCTCACCGCCGCCGAAATCGTCCCGGATCCGGACGGCAACCTCGTCATCGTCGCCGGCAAGAACGGGCAGGGCAAGACGTCCGTCCTCGATAGCATCACCGCTGCCTTGGGCGGCGTGAACGCGAAGACCACGCCCAAGCCCATCCGCGACGGCGAAGAGCGCGCCGAGATTGTCCTCGAAACCGAAGACCTGATCGTCACGCGCAAGTTCACGGCTTCCGGCTCAACACTCACGGTCAAGTCCCCCGAAGGCGCCGTATACCCCAAGGGCCAGGCGAAGCTTGACGACCTGCTCGGCAAGCTGTCCCTCGACCCGCTGGCATTCACGCAACTCTCCGACCGTGACCAGCTCGCCACGCTGCTCGATCTCGTCGACCTGCCGTTCGACCTCGACAAGCTGGCCGCCGAACGCAAGAGCATCTTCGAGCAGCGCGCCGACGCTAACCGCGCCGTGAAGTCGCTCGCTGGCCAGCTCGCCGGATACCCGCCATTCGACGTCGACAACGACTACGAAGAGGTAAGCGTCTCCGCACTGCTCGCCGAATACCGCGCCGGGCAGGAGCTCAACGAGAAGATCGCCGAAGCAGACCGCGCCGTCGAATCATGGCAGGCCAAAGTCGACCGACTCACAGCCGAACTGGCCGAAGCTCAGGACGCGCTCGACAGGGCATCCGACTACTCAGCCAAGGCCCCCGCGCCGGTCGACGTCGACGCCATCCAGGCGAAGATCGACAATGCCGAGCAGACCAACGCAAAGGCCCGCGAATACGGCGAGTACCTGGCCGTCATCAGCAAGCACGCCGACGCAGTGGCCGACGCTGACACGCTGACTGCGCGCCTCGCCGAGATCGACGCGAAGAAGGCCGCTGGCCTTGAATCCGCTGCGTTCCCGATCGACGGGCTCGGCTTTGACGAAACCGGCGTCACCTATCAGGGCGTCCCGTTCAAGCAGGCATCGGGCGCCGAACAGCTCCGGGTTTCGCTGGCAATGGCAATCGCGCTCAACCCGAAGCTTCGCGTGATCCGCATTGCTGACGGCTCCCTCCTCGACTCCGACAACCTCGCGCTTGTCGAAGCCGCAGCGAAAGAGCACGACTTCCAGGTTTGGATCGAGATGGTCGGCGACGGCGACGGCCGCGGAATCATCATCGAAGACGGCATGACAACCACCATCGCAAAGGACGGCAAGTAAATGGCAGGCGAAACCAGCATTACGATCATCGGCAATCTCACGAATGACCCCGAGCTTCGGTTCAGTCCGTCCGGATCCGCGGTCGCTAACTTCACCATCGCGAGCACCCCGCGCACGTTCGACCGGAATAGCAGCGAGTGGAAGGACGGCGAGACGCTATTCCTCCGCGCCGCCGTCTGGAAGGAAGCCGCCGAGAACGTCGCCGAGTCCCTAACCAAGGGCATGCGCGTCATCGTCTCCGGCCGCCTCAAGTCCAGGAGCTACGAAACCAAAGAGGGCGAAAAGCGGACGGTCATCGAGTTCGAGGTTGACGAAATCGGGCCCAGCCTCAAGTATGTCAACGCCAAGGTCAACCGCACGCAGCGCTCAGGTGGGCAGGGCGTGGGGCGGCAGCAGCCCAGCACCCAGCAGCCCGCACAGCAGGACACTTGGGCCGCAGCACCCCAGCAGCCCGCAGCATGGTCCAACGGCCCCGCGGATCCTCCTTTTTGATCACTAGCAAGTCACTGCATTTCACTGCATCAACACAGTAGGCGCCCCCGACAAGGGGGCGCCACGGAACCCCAGGAAAGGAACAACGTGAGCAAAGTTGTTATCAGCCTCTGTGACATCACCGGGCACATGGTTCAGCCGTGGATCGAAGCCGGCTACCGCGCCATCCTCGTTGACCCGCAGCACGGAAATACCACGTTCGACGGGCCGGTGACAAAGTTCGCCGGCACCGTCGAGGAAGCCATGGACTACATCGGTCACGCGTTCCGCACCAAGGAAGTCGCCGCAGTCTTCGGCTTCCCTCCTTGCACGGACATGGCCGTCAGTGGGGCCCGCTGGTTCTCCAACAAGTACGCCGCTGACAAGCTGTTCCAGGCTAAGGCCGTGATGGTCGCTGAGCAGTGCCGCACCGTCGGCAGGCTGTCCGGCGCCCCGTGGTTCGTGGAGAACCCCGTATCGGTCCTCGCCTCGGCATTCGGTAAGCCGCAGCACTCCTTCCACCCCGCCGACTACACCGCCTACGAGCCCGGCGACAACTACACCAAGAAGACGTGCCTCTGGACTGGCGGCGGGTTCGTCATGCCTGAGCCGGCCAAGGACGACACGTTGGGCGCCCCGGACAATCGGATCCACTTCGCCAGCCCTGGGCCTGAGCGCGCAAACTTCCGCAGCGCAACCCCTATGGGATTCGCCCGCGCCGTCTTCGCCGCCAACCACCGCCCCGCACTGGAGGTAGCAGCATGAACGCCTTTCACCTTTCAATGGCGGACAACGTCGGTTCGCTGAAGAAGTGGCATGACCGCACCCACATCGGCCCATGGTCCTCGTGCATCTGGGAACCCTGCGACCAGACCGAAACCAAGTTCCGGGAGGCGTGGAGCAATGGGGTATAGCTACAGCGGAACCAAGTTCGCCGAGGAAGTCGAAACCCGGACGGGCTGCGGAACCTACGCCGGATACCGCGCCCACCTCCGCGCCGGCGAAGCGACCTGCCAGGACTGTAGAGACGCCGCCAACTCGTACTGGCGCGAACGGTACGAACTCAAAAAAACCGAGCCACCAAAACCCAGAGGCTTCACCCCGGCGAAGTGCGGAACCCGAGCAGGCTACGCACGCCACCTCTACCACGAAGTACCCCCATGCGGCCCATGCCGCAAAGCATCCGCAGAATACATCGCCGACTACCGGGCCAGAAAGGCAACAGCATGAGCAACTACCTGCCAGGCGTCTCGAACGTCAAAGACCTGAACAAGAAGCTGAAGGAATACCGCGAAGTCGAACGCCAGATCGAAGACGCCATCCTGGAAAAGCGCCGCGAACTGGCCCGCATCGAAGCCGCCAAGCACAAGCTCAAGGCCAAAGCCACGTACGAACCGACGCAGGAAGCGCTCGACTACTGGACCGCCAACTGCCTCCGTGTGGCACAACAGCCCCGACCACTCCACGGAGGCCCCGCAGGACTACGCAAAGCCGCCGCAGAAGCAGCCGCCTACGACGCCGGCAAGCGTGCCGCATGAGCGCCGCAACCGAGGAACGCAAAACCCAACGCAGGGCAGCCGACCAGGAACGCCGCGCAACACAAGCCAAAGAACGGAACAACAAATGAGCGCCAAACTAGCCCCATGCGGAACCAGCGCCGCACGCAAACGCCACAAGAAGCACGGCGAAACTTGCGAACCCTGCACACCCAAGACCGTCACACCGCAACCATGCGGAACCCGGGCAGCGTACAAGCGCCACTATGCCCACGGAGAAGCGCCCTGCGACCCCTGCATCCAGGCAAACCGCGACGTAACCAACGAACGCAACCGAGCAAACGGCATCCAAAACCGCACCACCATAGACGACCTCATCGAAGACATCGTGTTCCTCCTCAACTGCGGGGAAGGCGAACACGCCATCCTCAAAGCCACCGGATACCTCGCCCGCCCCACATCACTCCGCGACCGCCTCCAACGCCACGGACGCGTAGACCTCTACAACCGCATCACCAACGCCTGGGAACTGGCGGCATAATGCCTTGGTTCAAAGTAGACGACGCCTTCCATGGCCACCCAAAGGTTCTTGAGCTGTCCCTGCCTGCGGTCGGACTGTGGACTCTCGCCGGCTCCTGGTGCGCCAACTACCTGACGGACGGGGAGATTACCCTGCGTGCCATCGGCAGGCTTGGGGGCTCCGAGAAGAACGCGCAGGAGTTGGTCGACGCTGGCCTGTGGATCCCCACGGTAGACGAATCATTCCAGTTCAAGGACTGGCACGATTACCAGCCGTTGAAGTCCGAGATTGAAGCGGAGCGCGACGCCGCCAGGGAGCGCATGAAGGTTGTCCGCTCCAAGAAGAAGGGCACCGCAAAGCCGGACGGTTCGGGCGAACAAGTGCCGAACGTTCAGCCGAACAACCCGCGAACGTTCGGGCGAAGTTCGGAAGAAGTTCGCGTTACCCCGACCCAGCCCGACCCAGCCCATCCCGTCCCGACCGACCAAACACCACCTAACGGTGGTGTGCCCCGCAAGCGGGCCTCACGAATCGCAGAGGATTTCCAGGTCACTCCAGAGATGAGGCTCTGGGCATCAACGAAGGCTCCGAACGCCGACCTGAATCTTGAGACTGAGAAGTTCATCAACTTCTGGGTAGCCAAGAGCGGCAAGGACGCAACGAAACTCGACTGGGCGGCAACATGGCGGAACTGGATCCTGAACGCCAAGCCGCCGCAGGGACAGCGCATGGACCACTCGGCCCGAGGCATTGCCAAGGGAACCGCGATGCTGGCCGCATGGGACGCCCGCAACTCACAAGAAGCATTCCCAGAGATTGAAGGATAGTCATGGACCACAAGCAGACAATCGCGATGCTGACCTGGATTAATCAGGTTGACCCGCGGGTGATGTTGAACGAGGCGGCCGCGGAGACGTGGGCGTATGCGATGCGGAACACGCCGGCGGATGTCGCTAAGCAGGCCGTGCTGGAGCACTACAAGGCAAACGAGTCCATCGCGGCCAGTCCGGGTGCGATTAGCAAGCGCTCGGCGAACATTCGGACGAGCCGGGAAGCTGGGGAGCGGGCGATTGCCTTGGAGCCCTCGAAGCCGGTTGCGCATCCGATGTCATGGCGCGCCCGGAACCCCGAGGAGTGGGATCGGCTGATGGCGGTCGGCGCGGAGGAGCGTCGTAGGGACCTCATAAGCCGTGGGCGTGCCCTGTGAGTCACTGCGAATCACTGGGTGGGAGTGAGTGCCACCCAGTGGATTCTGAGCCCGCTACGGACCTCCTGCGCCTCTTCGTCCCGAAGCCCACCGAATGGGTGAACTCGAACCAGCGCCTCCACCGCATGGTCAAGGCGGATCGCGTGAAGGCGTGGCGGGTAGCAGCGGCCGAATCGGTTCCGCCAGGTTGGTCCTTTGATCACCCAGTTCGGATCGTGGCGCACATCTGGAAGGACCGCGCCGGCAGGTATGACCCAAACAACCTCGCGACTACCACGAAAGCGTGTGTCGATGGGTTCGTTGAGGCCGGACTTTTGGTGGACGACGACTGGAAGCATGTCACAGGGCCCGATCACAGGCACGGCGGAAAAGGTGAACCCGGCATTATTTTCTCGTTTGAGTCACTGTGTTTCACTGTCCAAATGCAGTAGAATATGAACAGCCCACCCTTGCGCGGTGGGCACGAAATGGAGATGAGCACCATGCGTTTACACACTTTGCAGAACTGCATCAGCCTGGCAGAAGGCATTCCGAGGGATGGCGGTAACTTCCGCGTCCTCGATGAGCTGCTGATCGAGTTGCGTTACATTGCTAAGGCTGAGGAGGCCACGAAATGAGCACCCTGACCGACATCCGGGCCCGCCTCGCTGCTGATAAGGCCGAGTACGTTTCTGGCGTGTATGACCAGAACATCCGCGACCGTGACGCACTGTTGCGCATGATTGAGCAGGAGGCCACGAAATGAGCGACTACACCGAGCACCTGATCAGCATGGCCGGCGGGGATGGGGAGGCTGATGTGTTGGGCGAGATTGAGGCGCGGGCGAACGCGGCCACCATGGGACCTTGGCACGTTTGGGATGACGGCGACGTTGCAACCACTTGGACGCGGTCATTCACGAGGCGCAAGAGCCGAGAGACATATACGAGCGAGGTGCATATCGCCAATTGCGGCGGGGCGGATGCCAACTTCATCGCTCACGCCCGCACGGACATCCCCGCCCTACTCGCCATGGTGCGGGAACATCGGGCCGTGATTGAGCGGGTGCAGGAGTTGGCTGACGATATGGTGACCCGGACCCCGAACGTTCCGGAATACGACCTCGGCCTCATCCGTCTAGTCGCAAGCCAATTCCGTGCCGCCCTCACCGCAACGGAGGCAGCCAAATGAGCGCCGAGTCAACCCGCGAGTCCCAGGCCCGCATCCAGTCTGACGGCCACGGACTCGCCGCAGCAATCCATACGCGGCGGCTACGTAAGTGCATCGCCGATGGAGCCCACGTGGATGCTGGTTGCGGGAGGTGCGGGCTGTGAGCGACATGGCGGAAGTGCGGGAAGCGCTGGTTGACCGCATCGCCCGATTCCTCGAAACAAACTACCCATGCGATTGCGGGGCGGGCGAATCATGCAGCGAAGAACCCGAAGCTGACGCAATTGTCGAGCTGATGGAGGCTGCGGGGTTCGGGCCAGTCAAAGAAGCGAGCAAACCATGACCGACCGTAGCCCGAGTTACGACGCGCTCCTGGCCCGTGAGTCAGAGTCCCGCGAACGGATCCAGAAGGCTTTGTACGAAATCGAGTTGCAACGCGGCAACGGGATCTGGCAACCATCAGCAGTAACGCACATACTCAACGGGGGGAAATGAATTGAGCGAGATGTATCCAATGGGTGGCGAATACTTGACCGAGCACGAGTCATTCGCCAGCCTCCGAGAAGCAGCGGAAAATGCAAGCGACGTGCTCAACTACCCCATCTCGTGGTTCTTCCACGATGAGACATCCGAGGACTGGGGTAAGTACCTTGAGCCCGGCGAAGTGGACAAGAGGGAATTTACCCTCACATTCCTGATGCCTCGGAAGTCGCGCACATGGGCAATCATGACCGGCGATTTCGACCATGACGAGGTGCAGGCGTGGCTTGATACGTTCATCAAGGCTGAAGTGCTGAAGTGGTACGGGTGGAGCGCATGATCTGCAAGTGCGGCGCCGAGAACGCCGAGGGCATCTACCTATGCCACGCGTGCTGTGCCCGCCTGGAGCAACTGTTGTGCGAGTTGGATGGCATTGTTGAGGACCTGGCGTCGGCGATTCCGCGGGCCAGCCTGACAGCCTCGTACGGCGAACGGGTCAGCGCCTCGGGCAGTCTGCACGCACCGTTGCCGATCAACGACACCGCGTTGGACGCGCACATGGCGTTGGACAAGTACCTGCGGAAGATATGCACAAGACTCACCGGTTTCACCCACATTCACCCGACCCGGCGCGACTCGTCAGGGCTCGCGTCTTACCTGCTGACTCACATGGGTTCGTTGCGCACGCAGGATTGGGCCGGGGATGTTGAAGGCGAGTTGGGGCGGCTGCTCAGGGAGTGTGAGAACGTCACCCGCGTGCGCGAACATAAAGTGTTCGCCGGGACGTGCGCTGAGGACGGGTCGGACTTGTATGCGGTGAAGGGCTCCGATTCGGCCCGGTGCAAAACGTGCGGGCTCGGTTACGAGGTAGCCAGGTGGACGGCCTACGCGCAAACCGCCAAGGACTACTACATCGGGACCGCCACCGACCTGTCACGGAAACTGTCAGCGCCGCAGTACGGGTACACGATTACTGCGGATCAGATCCGCAAATGGGCGACACGGGGCAAACTCGACCGCGCCAACCCAGACGCAGACGAGACAGGCAAACCTATCCCGCCCGCATACAGGCTCGGGGATGTTCTTGGGCTCAGGATCGACAGGTACAAACAATTCCCGATCAACGGAGCGGCATGAAAACTTATTACCAGGATGATTTTGTGACGCTCTATCATGGCGATTGCCTGACGGAGCATCGGGAGTGGATCGACGCTGACGTGCTCGTCACTGATCCCCCATATGGGATGGCATACAAGTCAGGTCGCAACAAGTCGCTAGCCGCCGTTGCGGGCGACAAGGATCTGAATGTTCGCGACGCGGCTCTCAGGGAATGGGGAACGCGGCCAGCCCTTTCGTTCGGAACATGGAAAGCTGAGCGCCCCGCCAATGTTCGGCAGTTGATTGTATGGGACAAGCGCGGCGGCGCGGGATTCTCCGGTGACCTTAAGATGCCATGGGCTGATATCACCGAGGAAATCTATGTCATGGGCCACGGGTGGACCGGTGGGCGCGTTCCGGCTATTTACTCGGTGCCCACAATTCCGACCGGGAACCGCGACGCGCACCCAACACCAAAGCCGGTCCCACTCATGGAGCGACTTATCGAGAAGTGCCCACCTGGTGTCATTGCAGATCCGTTCGCAGGATCTGGGGCTACGCTCGTTGCCGCAAAGAACCTCGGGCGCAAGGTGATCGGCGTGGAACTGGAGGAGCGCTACTGCGAGATCATCGCCAAGCGTTGCTCGCAGGAGGTGTTCGACTTCGGCCTTTCCGCGTAACAACCAAGTCACTGTGTTTCACTGTTGCCACACAGTGAAATGTCCTGTACAGTTTTTATTAGAGGGTAATAGGCATCCGGCAAGCGCCGGGTGCCTTTACTTTTGCCCAAACAATCCAAGGAGTGAGCCCCTGATGGTCAAAACATGCCCCTCGTGCGAACGGCCCGTAGGCGCGCTCACTGCTGACGTGCACTGCAAGTCCAAGGCGTGCACCTGGAATAAGTGCAACTGCGGCGCGACGTACGACCGCAACAAAGGCTCCGGGTTCGCAAACACCCCCAAGCCAACGTTCTATCCGGGAGTAGTGCTGTGACATACAACCCCGGCGCGAGGCCTAGGCATCCCGTAGCCGTGGCCGAGCTTAATGACGCGAATGCCTTGCGCGGACTCGTTGCGGCAATCGACGCCAGTATCGATGCCATGACAACCGCGGGATGCAGGTCAGGCGCCATGCACGCCCGGACCATCCTCATTGGTGCGATCAAGGCGACAACCCCCTAATCACACTAATGCTGCGCTATCGCAGTAGATGTGTGAACCTAAGTTTCCTCTCGCGTGGTCAAGCGTGTCAGTTACGCGATGTGGCCTCGCGCCTTTCCGCGCCTCGCAAGCCGCCGGCTGCTCACCGAGAGCTGCCACGCGAGAGGGATTCATGTCCGCGACCATGCGCGGCTCAACAAGTACAAGGACTCGTGGTGGGATTTGGCAATCCCCTAATTGACCGTATGCGGCGGTCAGCCACGCACACACTTCCGGGAAATGTCACCTAACCATGC